TAATGCGCCGTGTTTATATACGGATAATCTACACCTCTACCAAAATTATCTTTAAACCCATAAGTATATAAGTCTCTCCATCTAAATTGTTGGTCTGTCATTGAGTAGAACGACCACTCAGGCACTTGGTCTATAAAAGCGACTCCTCCAGTTTCAACATAATCTGAGAATACTTTGATAGTCATTTTATTATGTGGTTTGTAATAATATCCTGGCGCGTTAGTTGTGGCAACGGTTGTTGTTTGAAACACCGTTTGATTGAACTTTAGCTTGTGGTAGTATGGTGATACAACTCTCTCAACTTGCTCATAATCATTCCACTCACAAAAATCACCATCCATAACGTCTCCCTTCTGTAAGTCGAGATTATAATAGAATGTTTTAGTTTCTCCATTTGTTAAGGTGTAAGCCGAAACAGGTATGTTTGTGTTAGATTTCTGATTACTTAAATTCCACCATGGATTTGTTGTTTTTGATAAATTAAATTCCCATCCTTGTTTTAATCCAACACCGTTTTGTGGGCTATTGAAATATCCCGAGTAACCTTTATTTACTATTGTAAAATATATTTCACTAATAGGTCTTTTTTGATTGTCTTTTAATCCCGCAAAATCCAAATCATAATTTGATGTGGCGTTGTAAGTATTACTACTTGTCTTTTGAGATATTCTTGTAAGATTGTTTGGTGTAATTGAACTATACTCTAACTTTCTTTCTTCGTTAAATACATTTTTTTCAAATCCTGCTTTAACCATGTCGATATCAGTCAAGTTTGTTAAAACTTTATTCTGTTTTACATAATATTTTGACGTAGTCTCAGTTAAATTATCAGGGTTAATTACTCGTCTGAATGTACCAATCGTATTATTACTAAATGTTGTACCTGTGTATCCTATATTCAAGACGTTAAACACGTATTCGTCACTACCAAATAATCCATTACCAATAGAATAAACTTGGAATATATTTGAATTTCTATACGTCAATGATAATTCAACGTACTCACCTTCAGTTAATCCGTGTGGAGCAATACAGTTAAATGCAATTAAACCGTTTCCATTATTTGTCGAATTTAAAATAGAAAATGGTATTCCTTGACTCGCCTTCCAATTAACCGCGTTTGTACTTGTCGAATAGTACGTTAACTCTTTATCGTAATTATTTTCGTAAGGATATGTTAAGTAATATGTCCAATTGTAAGTGTATGCACTTTTTGATTTGTAAACAAAGTGTTGGTCTGAAACATCTGGTCTAAAAAAATCAAACTCATAGTATTGTGGGAACCCAGGCCATTTACCTCCTCCACCATTTTGAGAACTTGATTTTGAATTCTCGGGACTTGTATAGTAAAGATTGTATTGAAATGGTAAGTACCCTGTAGTACCTGTATAAGTGTTTGCATAAAGATACGTTACTTTAAACGTTGGTCTAAAGATTGTACATCTTTGTCTTTCATCATCATATACTTGAGCAAGACTAATTGTGGTACTTCTATCATACTCGGTTATTTGCTGACTTTGCTCTTCAAGAGTTATGTCTATTTCTTCATCAACCGATGGAGCGCCCTTATACCTTAAATTACTTGGAACTATCGTATACTTACTCATCTATTGAATATTTTGTTTTAAATCTATCTAACGCAGATTGCCCTTTAACCACTCCAAAATAAAATTGGAATGGTGCTCCAACTAAAAACCTATTTGAAGTTTGTGGTGTTGAAGTGTACCTTCCCCCTACTGTTGGGTAACTTGTTACATTTCCATCCACACTATATATGTATCCTCGTGCGGTTAAGTCATTCGCAGTTGAGGTTCCGTTTAAATAGTATTTTGTGTTTGTCGCAGCTCTATCCAAAGATTGGTAATTATTTTGAATAATATCTGAAGGAGTTGTAGCCCAATTATTATTTTGGTTTCCAAAAATAGTACTACTACCTGAAGTTAATTTCCATTGATAAAATGGTACTAATTGTGATTTAACACCATAAGCAAATGGGAAATAACCATTGTTGTTTGTTCCTCTAAAATCAATTCTACCAGGAGTTAAATAATCTTTAGTTTGAAGGTCTTGGGTTGTAGACGAATACCACACCGCCATAATTGGGTCCTTACTTGTACCTAATATTGTTGTAGGATTTATTGCTCCAGGTCTTATTTCATAATATTCAGGTGAAAAATTAACATTACCTATTTCAGAATTTATTGACATTAATTGAGCCAAATCACCGTCAATTCTTTTTGATGGTCTACTGAATAGTTGGTCAATTGAATTATCTCCTAATGGGATAATTTGTGATAAAAATCCTTCGTCTGTGATTCTAGAAATTACAAATAAGTTAACCAAATCTGAAGTGTCACCATAACTAGTTGAATCGATATTAGGTATTATATATCCTTTAGTTGATGGGTCAAAAGTTATTTCAGAATAAAAATAATCTTTCATACCCAGATTAACAATTGTTGTTGGGTACAATAAATTTAAATCGTTAACTCCTCCAGGGTTCCCTGTTCTTTTTCCAACAAATTTATTTGAGCTATCATTCCATGGACTACTTCTATAGTAGAAGTTATTACTTTCCATATTAAAATATGCAACGTCATCTGCAAAATCAGGATATTCAGGTTTGTTCTGACTATTATAATATGTGTTAACCTGTAATGGGAACGCATATAATGAACCATTAATCCAGTTGTTCATGAATGATTGAGACAAAACACCTCGACATAATCCATAGAAGAATCTAAATCTAAAACCCCATTCTCCAAAATTTTCAATGTCTTTAACTAAGTCCGTTAAAGGTCTTCTCATAAACATATAGCAACCACCTTCAACAGCGTCTGCTGTTGTACATTGTTGATTAATAGTAAAGTTATCTCCAAATCCTTGATAACAATCTAATCCAACCATTGATTCACAATTAAAACTCTCTAAAACTTTAATTGAATTTGGTAATCCTTCTAAGTCAGGAGTTACCGTTTGAGCTCCTGTCGAGAACGCTGAGGATGTAATGTCAGTTGAGTCAGTATTAATTTGGTAAATACTAAAATTAATATTCTGCTGTAATAACGCTGGATTATTTGTCCACGAAGAACCATCTAATCCATCTGAAGACGGTAATCTATCGGTCCTTAAAACATTCAGTTGAGCGTTATTAATTAACATTGGTGAAGTACTACCAAAAAGAGTTTTGGTCGTATAATAATAACCCAAATCGGCAACATAATCTCTAGCGATTGCACCATTAGATGTTGTGTTAGAGACTCTCATAACAGCTCCTCCAGATAAATCTTCACTATTATCATATCTAATACTTGATGCATTTATATTATAAAATCCATTCGCAGATATTGATATAACTTTTCGTGGAGACGAACCACTTAATGTTGAACCTATGGGTAATGGGATTGTATTTGCATCTAATGAACTATAATACGCCGTATTTGTTGTGGTAAATCCTGTGAATGATTGACCTGCAACTGGTGAAGTTGTTGTGCCAGGTTTAAAGAAATACGACTGATAATACATATCAGTTTGATTATACGATTGTACTGATATAGACGAACTTGTAAGTTTTTGTATTGGTATATTAACTCTTGTTGATGCAGTTATTGTCCAATTTGTATCAAATTCAGTTGTTCCAAATAAAGTACCTAAAGAATATTCGTTGACATATTTTGGAGAATATGGGTCAACACCTCTTTGTAGAACTAAAATATATTGGTCACCAGCACCTTCAAAATATTGAAAAGAGTTAAAATTAATTGGTACTCCGTCAACTGTCCAAAGTCCAAAAAAATATCTCCATGGTGTAGATGTACTAACAGTATTAAGTACGTTACCAAAAGATTGTGTCGTACCTGTATTCCATATTTTGGCAGCTTCAGATACCGTAATTGCCGTAAGAACTTGATAGTATTCTACATCTGCAGGAAATCTATAATTAGTTTCTTCGGAACCATAAGGTAAGTTGTATCTAACAGGTGTTGCTACGTTTGTTAACTGTGTCGTTGCATACGATACATCAATAGTAGTTGCCCCACTACCGTTATAAGTTTCACCACTAATACCTGTAATAATTCCATCCGCAGTAGACGCACTATAAAGATAGTTAGTATCCGTGGTTCCTGTTAAATCAACAAATGTCAACAAATCTCCAGCAGCAAATTGTTCTTGACACAATACTGTTAGGGTATTGTCATAATGATATTTTCCATTATTAGAATCTTTTGCAAATGTTACTTTAATTTTATTTATATTTGAAAAATAACTATCTCTTAAATTAAAAACATTGATTCTTTCCCCGATAGGTAAATCATTTGAGGTAACATATCTGTATTCATCATTTGAAATTTGAAGTTCTTGTGAAAAAGGTAATTTATACCTTCCTGAATCTGAAAGAAATTGGGTTCCACTAAGTCCTGCAAATGATTGGCTAAACAAAATTGACCAAGTATCCTGATTTTCAGTATCTCCTGAAAAATATGTAGACGCTAATCCATCATAATAAAGGTCTGAATCGGACACATAAGTTAAAATACCTGAACCTGCAATATTCTGACCCGCGTTTCTTGATGTTTTTAAATCCTGAGCACACTCACAAGCTTGACAATCAGGGTAAGTAATCATTGGTAATCTAATTGTATAATCTTTCTTATCACAACTAATACCCAATGCATTACAAATCCATTTAAATGGCCTTACTTTAATAATTGGTATTTTTATACCACAAATCCAACAAAGAGCTTGTATTACTAAGTTATAAAGATATATTAAAATATGCGCAATTGTTAACACAATTAAGGCAACAGGTTGTATTACAGTAAAGATTATTGAGAATAAAAAAAATAATAAGTCAAAGTTTCTAAACCCGTCATTAACAGGGAATTTGTTAACGGAATCTTCGCATTCTTGGCTGTCAATTTCTTTAATACCAATAAATTTACCAGGTGCAGGACCAAATATCCCACCTCCCTTTTTATATTGGTCAATTAATGAAGATACGGTATAAACTCTATTATATTGAAACTCATAAAAAGTATCCTCACAATCAATTATTTCGTTAAGTCTGTTAATTCTATTTTGTCCTGTAAAACCATTAGTATACCCACTCCAAGCCAGTCCAAAATAATAAGAACTTTGTTGTTGTTTACCTCTTGCGGTTGTAGGGAATGAGTATGTTGTCGGGTCTGAACCTGGTGTTGTCCATCCATACTCTTTAACATTTGGAACTAAATAATATGCTCGTCTTGTTTGTAACGTTAAATCATTTGGTTGTGTCCACTTAACTTTAAAACGGTATTTCCCTTTTGTTGGTATACCAATAGTTGGGTCATTAGATAAAACTTTTTCACCAAATTCATTAGTTATAAAATAATCTAAGTTCATTGGTAACTCTATTAACCATGTTCCATTTCCATCAATAACATTACCCGATTGTTCTAAGTCATATTGTTCTAATACAGGATTGCCATCACTATCTTGTTGTATGGTTTGTCTTAATGCTAATATTTGACCAGGAGCGGTAGTTAACCCACATAAGTTACCCATATCATCTCTTGGTCTACCATTCGCTCTTAATCGATAACTATCGGGAGCCGAAAACATCGACCCCATAAAAACTGACGTAGGTTGTATATCTACATTAGCGTCGTCTCTTAAGTCAAAGTCAACTCTGTTTACTGCAATTTGGCAAATGGTTGGGTCTCCCCATAATGGAGAAATTTCGGCTTGTTTAGTTAAACTAATAATTTGAGGTAATGAAGTTAAATCAGTTGATGACCTAAATTTACTACCCGCAACTTGAGCTTCTGTCGCAAGTCCCATTCTAATCAAGTCTTGAGGCGTTAGAGAAAAATCCCCAATATCTGATAGGTCAACATCCATCACTATAGTTTGTTCCCCTAACGGAACTCCCATAATCATGTAGTCACCACTTTCATTAGTTTTGGCCGTGAACTTATAGTAAGTATCGTAAATTTCAACTGCTGTTAACCCTGTTAAGGCATCCAATCTTGTTGGAAGGGTTCCTGTCGCTGCGTGTTTTGAATAAGATTTTTCGTAAGGTAATAAATTGTATCTGTAACCATCATCATTTTTATCTGTTGGTGATTTGTATGGATAGATGCTAGAAATGATAGGGTTCGATTCATCTACTGTCTTAATTGGGATGAATACAGATACTCTGGCGTTAGGAATACCAAATCCATTATTTGCCGTAATCCTACCAACTAGTACACCATAGTCCGAACAACTTCTTGTATAGATGTTGGATTGTTGTATTTTCAACGATAAGATTTCTAAAAACTCAAACTCTTGGTCTATTTGGACATTAATAGTTTTATTAACACCAAGTTCGGTTTTAATACGATATGATTCAGCCATGTAATACCTTTAATTTATAAATAGTTTATGTGTTATTTTTAAAGTACTAACACACTCTATTAAATTATAAACTAAACGATTTGAGAATAAACCTATTACGAGAAGGTAACTGATTGGAAGTTCTTAACTGAAACAGTGATATCTTTATTTGGATAACGAATTTGGTAAACCTGTGATGGTTGTGCAAATATTGTATCGTCAACAGGTGCAATTTCTTTTGTTTCAGGGTTTGAATATTGCATTGAGGTTTCAGCAGATGAATATTGTCCACCAACATTATTATAAACGTTAAGTCCCGCAACAGTTAATACACCATTTTGATTTTGAACAATACTTCTAATCTCAGATAGATAAACATTTTGTCCAAGTTGTCTTACTTGTGGATTAAAATATGCAGAAACTTTATCTACAACGTCTGATATAATTTGACCAGAATTTTGAGCGGAATCTAAAACAATCTGAATATCAATACTAAGGTCAATAACCTCAGCTGTTAAGATTGAGATATAATCGTTTATCATTCTATAGTTAGATAGGTAGGTTGCAACGTTCTGTCTTAAAGTGTCAGAAACAATATTTGTTAACTTACCTGAAGTATCATAAGATAATAATTGAATTAAGATTTTGTTGTTGTTTTCAGTTATGGAAACCTTTGCAGGTGCACCAAACTCTGATGGCATGTTTCTAATAATCGCTTCATAATCTTGTACAGTAACTGCTCTTTTTTGAGCTGCGAAGTTAAACGAAACATAGTTTCTAATTTCTTCTAATGAAGGTAATCCCGCCCCACCAATAGCAGCAGTCACGTTATTACATCTTAATGAGTTAACAACGGCCGAGTTAGTTAATTCTGAAGGACCGTTAACGTAGAATGAAACGGTACCAATTTGGTTAATAACATTTGTACCTAAATTTGTTGCTAAACCTCCTCCAACTCTATATTGAACAAATAATGTTGAATTAGGAGTTAATGCTGAACCTAATGAAAAGTTGTTAGAGTATCTTTGTAGGTCTAATGTTGTTCCTAAAGTCGTAAATTGATTTAACGCATCTTGGGCGGTATTCGTACCACCACCAAAAGTTAATTTTTTAAATCCTTCAGGAGTATACTCACTAATAAATCTATTTTGTGTTTGGATATATCTTCCAACTTTAATACCTGGCTGGTCTGAAACCTTTGTAGGGTCTTCAACAAATACTCTATCTTCTGCTAACGCGTCTACTTGGTACCATTTGTTTGGTACTCCTAAAAACTCTGCAGCGGTTGGTAAGTTGGTATATTCTGTTCCGTCTTTTAACAAAACACTTGTAATACCTAACACATTCTTTTCAGGTAAAAATAACTCAAAGAAAGGTTTAACATCGTTTGGCCCAATAACTCTCTTGAATACTTTAGTTATACCATTAACAACAAGTTCTCTTTTTGTAATCGTATAGTTAATTAAAACGTTATTAGCATTAAAGTTAGGTATCTTTAATCTATTTGGAAATCCTTGGGCATTATATGGTGATGTAAAATCAATGTCATAAATGTTTTCAAAAACAATTCCAGCTCCTGTTACTTGAGACCCTCTTGTTAAGGTTCCTAAATATCTTTCGTCTTCTTTGTCTCCAAAGGCTGGTACTGTGATTGAAAAATCAACTAAAGCAACTGAAGGTCTTTGACCTGGCAATTTTAAACCATAAGTTCTTGCAATGTTATAAATTGAAGACCTTTGTTGAGCATATTGAAGAACTGTCTCTTGAATACTTCTATCAATGTGATAGTGTAAGTTATCTGCAACCGCAGCATTTAAATCTAAGAATACTGAGAATACGGAAGCGTCATTAAAATCCTGTATTAGTTCAGGATAATATGTTCTTACATAATTTAATAACTCAGTTCTTATTCCTTGATAGTCTCTGGTCGTGTATGATATTTTACGATTTGCCATTTATATTAAATATTGATAATAACAAAATCACTCTGCGAATAAGTGTTTTTATCTGTTGAGTAGTCTATTTTAACCTTTGCGGTGTAATCCGAAGTTCCTTTTCCTGGAAATCTATATATTGGAGATTCACTTGTTCCCGCTAAATTTTGACCTGTTGCAATGTCAACTTCCTCTTGTGGGTCAGCAGGAGTGATTGTTATATTATTCAACAATAGATTAGGCATAAAAGTTCCTACCGCATCTCTTATGTCAGATTCGATTGCGTCGAATGTAAGTCCGTCAAACGGTTCAAATACAAATTCGTATAATCTTGTTCCAAAAGTAGGTAGAAAATATCTTGAACCCTTTCTTGTTAACAAAAGATGAATCAAATCCGCTTTAATTTCCTGTGCCTCAAATTGAGTAAGTTGCAAATAATCTCCCCTACTAGAATCTCTAAAAGGAAAATTAATACCATATGTTGTACCTTCAGCCATAACTATAAATATAATGTCCTGATTTTTCCTTATAAATAGATTAAAATAAATAATCCCGATGTTAGTCGGGATTATTTAATGTATTAAGATGAACAACCGAAACACTCGATTTCGATTCCTTCTGGTTTTGGTGGTAAGTTCATATCACTATAATCCACTTTAGGAACCTCAACCATAGGTTTTGATTTCTGTATTTTTGATACATCAACTGCTAAGTGTTTAGCTCCTGTTGAAATTGCTTTAGTTCTAACATAGTAACATAAAGTCTTTAATCCTTTCTCCCATGAGTGGAAGTGTGACGAAGTAATTTTAGACAATGTTGGATTACTCATATAAATGTTCATTGATTGTGATTGGTCAATAAACGGAGCTCTGTCCGCCGCCATGTCAATCAGTTCTCTTTGAGAGATTTCCCAAATTGTTTTATACTTTGGAATTAAGTGTTCAATTCTCTTAACTTTTTTATTGTAGTTTCTGTCTTCAGGGTCAAGGTATTGGTTAAAGTTAATATTTTGAATAGAACCCTCATTCATAATTATTTCGTTTTTTAAGTCTTCACACCATACTCCAATTTTCTCGAAGTCGTTAATTAAGTACTTGTTTACAATCATGATTTCACCTCCAACAACTCTTCTGTTAAATAATGCAGAGTGAGCTGGTTCTGTCATTTCAAATGAACCTGTGATTTTAGCTGAAGATGCAACTGGCATCTGAGCTGTAAATAAAGAGTTACACACTCCGTATTCTTTAACGTCTTTTTTTAAGGTCTCCCAATCTAAAAATAATTCAGATTCGTTTAATCCCCACATATCAAATTGGAATACTCCTTTTGACATTGGTGACCCTTTGAAGAATTTGTATGGTTCTCTAACACCTCTCTTACACAAGTCATTACTTTCAGTAATAGCCGCGAAGTAGATAGCTTCGAATATGTTTTTATTTAAAACTTTAGCCTCTTCAGATGTGAAGATGTAATCCATCAAATAGAATACGTCAGCAAGTCCTTGAGTTCCGATAGCAATCGCTCTTTGTTCAAGTCCTCCTTTTAAACCTTTTTCAGTTGAGTAGTTATTCTTGTCGATTACATTGTTCAACGCTCTTACCGTTCTTCTAACTTCTTCAATCAATAACTTATAATCAAACTTACCATCAACGATAAAATTTTTCAATACGATAGAAGATAACGTACAGATTGCAGTTGTCTCTTCATCAGTGTATTGGTAAATCTCGTTACACAAGTTTGATTGTTTAATCACACCGATATTTTGGTGGTTAGTTTTCTTGTTAGCACTATCTTTAGCACATAAATAAGGAACACCAGTCTCAACTTGAGATTCAATAATTTTAGACCAAATGTCTTGCGCCTTCACTTTTCTACCAATACCAACGTTAATCGCCTTTTGATAGTTTTCTTCGTATTCATCACCATAACATTCTTGTAATGGTTTGATACCCGCTTTAATAATTTCATTAGGACAGAATAAGTACCAATCTTCATTGTTCTTAACCGCTCTCATAAAGTTATCAGGAATCCATAATGCGGTGAATAAATCTCTCGCTCTCAATTCCTCAGCACCTGTGTTCTTTTTAATTTCTAACAAGTCCATGATATCTCTGTGCCATGGTTCTAAATAGATTGCAGCACTTCCAGGTCTTCTTCCTTGTTGGTTAAAGAATCTTAATGACTCATTAACAATTTTTAAGTATTTCAACAATCCACCTGCAAATCCACCTGATGATTTAATTCTACTTTCTTTACTACGGATGTTAGACATTGATAGTCCAATTCCCGCAGCGTCTGAAGAATACGTTGAGATATCATTCAAGGTTTTCAATAGACCTTCTCTCGAGTCAGAGTTGTTGTAATGTAACACACAAGAAGCTAATTGAGGTACTCTTGTACCCGCATTAATCATAATAGGTGTTGCCTTTGATATACGTTGGTTTGATAATGAATTGTAATATTCCACAGCTTCTTCATACGTGTTAGTTACCCATAGGGCAACTCTCATGTACATGTGTTGAGGTCTTTCAACAACTTTACCTTCAGGTGTTTTTAACAAGTACATTTCTTGTAATGACCTCCAAGCGAAATAATCAAAGTTATAATCATTTTCATGATTAATAACCTCATCAATTTTACTCGGACCGTATTTTTCAATAATTGACATTAGTTCATCATGT